TAGTAGTTAATAGTTGCAATTTGCAGGGTAGTTGTTGCAGATATATTTCTCCGCATTTCATATAGCAGGAGAAAAAGGAAAGAAACGATTTGAAATATATTTTCCAGTTAAAGGATAAAATGATAAGATGATAAAAAAGGTGCTAAGATAGAAAAATACAAGGATGCAGAAAACTTTAAATACCATAAGTTACATTAGTATCTTTAAGCTGAACCATGTGATGAAAAACTTCCAAGCCATTTAATTCTAATTTTATTTCTAATTGTAGTTAAGATTATCTACAATTTTTCTCAGAGTTGATATAATAATACTATGACAACAATAAACATGCAAAAATACAAAGGTAGAGAAAACTTTATATATGAGGAGATGCATATGTATGTTAGAGGTGAAGAAGGTGAGTAAACAAGAGGAAGAAAAAATATATCAGGTCATTAAGGATTTAACGCAAGATGTAATAAAATACAGCCAAAAAATTCACAACTTTCCTACTGAAGTTAAAATTGTTTCTGCCAAACTGCTCTTAGGCCCTGACGGATGGGGCGGCAGTGTGTATTATCTACGGGTAGAATATGAAGTTGATGGAGTTCAATGTGAGGAAATGAAGTCAGTGTGGGCCAATCTGACTAGTGTTGTCAATGACATGCTTTTTAGGATTAAGGATTCTTACGAACGAACGCACTTCATTCAATAATTTTTTTATTTCCATTAAGTTAATTTTTTTATCTTTTTAATTTTTGTGTTCTTAATTTTATGTCACTTATTTTTATCTACAATTTTTCTCAGTTTTGTAATAAAAATTCAGGTCTAAGATTTACTGAGAGAAACATAAATATGTCATAATTGAAGAATGAAAATGATGATATATGTCAGTCGTTTTAGATAAGCTGGATGAAGAAAAATTCAATGAAAATATTATTACATCATTAGATTTTGATAATGCTATTCAAAACTGTTATACTAATTTTAGGGATGTTGTAATAGATACTATAATTCAAATGATTTCTGAAATTGTGGAAAAAGATGGATGGAATTTACAATATTTTGATGAAGATGAAAAAGAAGAATTGCTTATCTCATTTATGGAAAATTCCAAAATTACAGTTTCGTTAAATAGAGAAGCAAATCAAATGGATTATGAATTTAAGGAAATTACTGTTGAATTTAATTTATCTGAAAACGAGAAAAAGAAAATTGCAGAAATATATTTAAATAATGTGCTCAATGATTCTTATTATTTTAAGGAATGTATTATTAACGATTTTAATGATGTTGTTGCTAAATTGCTTAGCGTTAGGGTTTATCAATTGTTGAGTTCTGATGAAATAGAAGTTAGATTTACTGATAAACTAGAGGAAATTCTTAATTGCAAAGAATAGATATGGTGTGAAAATATGGATTTAAATGCACCATTAAGTCCAATATGGTTTATAGTTATTCTTGCACTCTTTTACGAATTATTATTTGTCTTTTTCTTATTGGAATTAAGACAGGAAATGAAACGAATTGAAGAAGAAGAATTAATTAGAATGTTAAAAAAGAAATATGGGGACTAAATGCATTTTTATTGAAAGCATGATGTGGGCTATAAAGGTAAAAAGGCACAGAAAACTTTATATATGTGTTTGTGCATATGGTATATTGGGGATAAGAAGATGAAAAGCATAAGTGTAAGAGGTGTAAGATACATGGTTGAATCAGAAGACGATATGATTTCAATAGCTCACGAGTTGGCCCGAGAGGGCTACTCAGTGAGCGAGATATCCCAATTTTTAGGGATATCTGAAAGAAAAGCCAAGAAATACATGGAAGATTGTTGGTAATTTTATTCTTTTTTTATCTTTTATTTTTCTTTTTATAATTTTATGTTTTAGTTTTCTATTTTCATCTATTTTTATTGTCTATTTTTCTCAAGTTTGTAATAATATTACTTAACTAGGGCCATTAATAACGTAAACTACAAAGGTAAAAACTTAGAGAAAGCTTTAAATATAACTGTTTACATATATGCAATTGAGGGATATGAAGGTTCAAACCCTAGGTGTGCAATACCATAACTTTCAACAAATTCAAATTAAAAATAATGTAGTTTTAGCAAAATGCACATGCTGCAATCCCCCTAGATGGGGGGTTTTTGTCCTTAGCAATAACGACAAAATTTTTTATTACCATGGCTATGATAGCGAATATGCTAACAAGTTATTTTCATCTCTTTCTTCTCGGTCTCAGGCTTAATAATTTTTTTTATCTATAATTTTTCTCTTTTTTGTGATAATATTCCAGTCATGAGTTTTTTATCTCTTATTCTTAAATTTGTCATACGATAATTTGAAGTTGTGAAAAACTATGTTAGAGAAAGATGAGAATGGATATTATTTAGTTTATGGTCACGGCAAAATATATTTAGGTAATGATTTACAAAAGGCTATTGATAATATATTTGAATTATTGATTAAATTGAGAGAAACAGAGAAACTATTAAATGAACTTCATATTGATAATATAGATGTAATAGATATAAGGTCTAAGATAGAATTTTATTGTTTTGTTTTATCAGAAATTTATAAGAGTTTATAAATCTAATTTCCTTTTTTATCGCCTATTTTTCTCTTTTTTGTGATAATATTTCAGCCGCAATTTTATAGTTTTTAATTAACTCCATTGTTAAACTATCTATTCCCATTCCTCTTAATTTTTTGGCATATTCTGTATACTTATTCTTAATTTTCCAATTGTTATACAGTAACATATATGCATTTATAAGCTCCAGAATTTTGAAATTACTTAAATCATATTCAAATGGGAAATTACATTTATCCAAAAATTCAAACAGTTCTTCTTTTTCTTCTCTGGTTATGTTTTTTGGTCTTCTTTTGCCTACATATTTTACAGTTCCATTAAACCAAAATATTTCCCTAAATGCGGCTGTTTTGCTATAAGTTCCGGTATCAATGCTATCAACATTACTAAAAGTTTGTAAAAAGTATGGGCCTGACATGCCTAAAACGTGCAGATAGGGAACTCTTCTTCTTAAATAATATACCCACGGAAATGCATAAATTAGAATTTTCTTTTTGCTTGACGGGATTAAGCCTCCAATTGCAAAATAATAGCTATATTGTTTATAAAAATCAATTGCTTCATCTAATTCTTGAATTGGATAAATGTGAATTACAGGTATAATTTTTTCAATCCATTCAATTTTGGTATATAAATACTCAAAATATTCATAATTTTTTTTGTTAAGCGGTGAAAAAATACTTGGTATATCTAGTGAAAAGAAGGCATAAGCGTTAAAGCTTTTATATTTTGCTAAAATGTCGTGTGGCGAAATTTTTAAATTATACATAATAATTTGAAAGCCACCGCTATCTATCCAAGTTTCATTTCTCCATTTTCTTTTTCTAAATCTCAATTGATTTATTAAAACTGGAAAATTGGTTTTAAAAAGATAACTAGTTGAAACATTAACTCCAAATATTAATTTCATTAATGATCAACATTTACAGTTTTTCTCCGTAACAGATAGATAATTGTGCCTACAAATGGCATTATTAATATCCTTAATATTGTATATATTACATTTCCCTCAATCACAAAGTTATAGAATATGTTATTTTGTAATCCTAAATAGAAGAATAGGAAGATTTGTAAAATTAAGCTGGATATTGCTACTGAAAATATTAGTTTCTTATTTGTTAATTTTAGGAATGCTAGGCTAACAATTATAAAGTTCCAGAAAATAAATAATAGACCGTCAAGACCGAATGAAATTGAAAAATTAAATATATTTTCTAAAACATTTGCAATTGTATCAGCAACAAAGATTAATAAAAGTGCGTTAGGGGTTATTTTCGCAAATTTTTCAGGTAAAATTCTATCAATTGCTAAATTTTGTACTAAACGACTTTGTATCATTGAGGTGACAAAAATATAACTCATATACCAAATTGGAAATAGTAGAAACAATATATTTAAATTTGAATAACTGTCTAATATTGCTAATACAGTAACTACTAAATAACTTGCAAAATATCCGATTTTAGCGTTTTTGCTTATGTTTTTTATCTCCCCCGCAATGTAACTAATTGCGTTTAAAAACAAAAACATGGATAAATCAAATAATAAAGCTGAAAGTAAACTATTCGATATTGTAAAATTTTGAATTTGAAAATGGAAACTTGAAATTGGTAAGACTAGTGAAATAATTATTTGTAAAATTGCAATAGCGTCAACAATATAAGCATAAATTGTTTTTTTGCTAACACTAAGTAACGCAGTTCCAAATAATAGTTCTGAAATTAAAAACTTATCGAATATTGGAATATTGAAATTTAACAATACAAGGTTTGATAAAACTGGTGCTGAAAATACATAAATCAGCCATAACGAAATTCCAAAAACGGTATAAAACTTAGGCGAAAATGCTGAGCGAATATAAGCATAATCTCCGCCATTTAACGGTATTTTTTTAGTTAAAATATAATATATTACTAAAAGCGGAATTTCAAAAGCTGATGCTATTAAAACTGCGAATAATAGATTTACAGATTTTAACAGACCTGAAACAAAAAGCGGGTAACTTATACCGCTTAAAATTCCCATGTAAAGCAGGTTTATAGAAAAAATATCTAATGAGCTAAAACTTTTTATTATGCCTGAACTTTTTCTTTTAAATTCCATATTACAGTCTGAGTTTTATGACTAATTTAAGATTTTTCTAATGTGTTTGGCACTTAGTTCAGCATTTCATGCGTTACAGCATTAAGCAATTGTTTTTTAACTGCATTATAGCCGAAATTTTTTAACCAGAAATTATAATTCTCCTCAATTTTTGCCTTATATTCATCTAATTTATCTATAACTTCTAATATTTTATCTATTGCCTCATTTGTACACATTTGCACACCTTTGCCTATATGAATTGGATTTCCTGGTAAAACTGTTGGAAAATCACAACTATTAACTAGTAAATCTTTCAAAGCGTTAGGAAAATATTCTTCCCATGCCCCGTTTTTAGTTGCAATTACTGGAATTTTTGATATAAAAGCCTCAAGACCGTTTAATTCAAAACTTCCACCTCTTGAAGGTAATAAATACAAATCGGATATTCTATACATTTTTATTATATTGTCAAAATCAGTATTTCCAGTTAAGTTAAACATTTTAATATCTTTGAAATCAGTTCTTTGCATTCCGCTTTTAACTAAAAAATAAATGTCGTCTCTTTCTTTTTGTATTTCCTTAGCAATTGCATGAAAAATATCGCCTCCTTTCCTAAAATCAGAGTGCCAAAGTGAAATGAAAATTAATTTAATTTTCTTCTCATTTTTGACTTTTTCAATATATTTCACTTGTTCATCAACATTTAATTCCTCATCTTTTGCTAATAGTCTATCATTAAAATTATGGACAACTTTATAAATTGGAACTTTCAGACCAGAATTTTTAAACGCATTTTTTGACCATTCTGAATTTACTATTATTTTATCTGCATAATTATTGCCATATTCAATATATTTCTCCGCAATTTTATTACTGTCTGCCACTTCAACTCCAATTATTTCACTAACTTTAGTTCTATATTGTTCAAAGAATGAAAATTCAACATTTGTCCAATGCCACATTGAATAAAAAAATGGGTGGATAATTGAAATTGGATATTTGAAAGGAGTAAATTGGTAAAATGATAAAGCGGGTATTTCGTAAACTGTATATTTTTCTTTTAACATTTTTACATGTTCCTTAGCCACAAATTTGAAACTAACATCATGGTGCTGAGGATAAACGTAATAAATTGGCTTTTCCAATTTAACCTCACCAACTAATTAAA